TGTGATCTGCGTTGCGATACGTTCTTGCGGGCTGCTTACCGCGCTAGGGCTATCCGTTCCAAAGCCGAAGTCGAAGGACGGCAACTGTTGCTTAACCCCCGAGGCGAGGCCAACCAGAGGCATCAGCATGGACTGATTAAACGCCCTTTGTACCCAGTCTGGCATTTCGCGCATGTTCGCAAGGAACTTGTCCGATAGGGCCACAACCGTCGTTAGTGACGCGATGAGCAACACAAGCGGGTTAGCCGCTGCGATAAGATTGAACGCCCCCTGTGCAACGGTTACCGCTTTGATAGCGGTATTCAATCCCCATATCAATGCGACGACTTTGGCGATGTCCGCGCCGTATGAGACTAACGTCCCGAAGTTGTTCGCCACTTTGAGCACAAACCCGCCAATGTTTTGCGCGATTAAATCTTTATTCTTGCGTGTCCAATTGGTGGCCAGTTCTATCGCATCGCGCATTGGCCCCCTGTTCGACGCAAACAATTCGATACTGACGCTTTCTATCGCGGATTTAAGGCCGTCCAGCGACCGCTGCGTGGTGTCACGGGACACTTTGGCCATCTCTGCCGAAGCGCCTGTCGAGTTCTCTAGCTGCATTCTGTATGCGCGCAGGGCGTCTCCGCCAGCCTGTAACACGGCGATATTGCCCGCTAAGCCCTCCCGCCCAAATATCAGTTCTACCGCCGCTTGACGTTGCGTCTGAGTTAACTTGGCCGTGCCGCGATTGATACTGTCAATAATGTCTGGCATGTCTTTGAGCTTTCCGGTCGCGTCTTGCGTACGGATGCCTAACCGTGCCATAAGTGCCGCCGCTTGGGTGCTTGGTTTGGAAAGATTGAGGAACGAGTTAGAAATGGCGGTGCCGGCGATCTCGCCCTTTATGCCCGCGTTAGCCATTAGCCCCGCCATGGCTGCGACTGTCTCGAGTTTAGCCCCTGCCACCGTGGCAACCGGGCCGCCCTTCTTCATGGTCTCGAAAAGCATCTGCATATTAGTGTTGCTGGTCGTAGTTGTACGGGCCAGCACGTCATTGACTCGAGACAGGTTAGTCTGCAACTGAGCGGAGTCCTTCGTCATTAGATTAAAAGCGCCAAGGGTATCGGTCGCAATATCGGTCGCAGTGGCTAGGTCCGTTTGGGATGCGGTGGCCAGGTCAACAACCCCGGGTAACGACGCGACGGCCTGTGTCGAGTTAAACCCGGCCATGGCTAAGAAGTTGAGAGCGTCGGCCGCTTGGGTGGCGCTGTACTCTGTCTGTGACCCAACGGTCTTGGCGGCGTTCTCCATGCTGGCGAACTGCTCTGTGCCCTTGTACGCGACGGACCCCATTTTTGCCGAGACGTTGGCGAGGGTTTGCTCGAAAGACATACCCGCTTGCGACGATTGCCATAGGCCACCTGCGATGAGACCACCTGCGACTAGCGCCGTCGCTCCCGCTTTCTTAATGCCCCCCATCATGCGATCAGTGGTCCGCTCTAGCCCTCGCATTTGCTTTTGGGTAGACCGCAGCATCAAGTCGAGCTGCGTGGTCATCCGACGGACGGGGGCCGACATCTTGTCGATTGCTTTGAATATCGTTGCAACTTCGAATTTACCGGCCATTTCGCGTTAACTCCGGGATTAAGAATTTATAAAACGACCGTATCTCCCACACGTCTAGCGTGCGCGGGTCAGGTAGCGCGGGGTAATCACGGCAGCACTGCATTAACATGACAATCAGAACTCCCGCCCCTCTTGCTTTGACTACCGTTTTTCCCTCGAGCGCCGTGCCCGCTAGTCTGCTAAAAAAAGCGCAGTTACCGATATTAACAAGGCGGTCTCTTTTACCGTACATTTCGACGGAGCAAATTTGCCGCGGGTCAGCGCGCCTATCATTAAAAACATGCGGCGGTTGTCATGCCCTGACGGGGCTTTGTCTGCCTCAAGCAGTGTCGCCCCGGTTGGCATCGTAAACGCTAGGTCCGCGCCCGCTTTAGTGGTGACTGTTGGCAGACCGTCATCGCCGATTGTCATCGTGCCTGACGCAATGGCCGCAATGATCTTAGCTTTGTGTGTTTCTAGCTGCTCTTTGTCTTCGTCGTTGCTTGTCGTAACGTCCAAGTCCAAAAGCTCGCACATGCGGTAAAACTCCGCCTCCGCCATTTCTGGCGCAATTTTATCAGTGTTCATAGTTTAGCCCTATGTTGGTGCTGGCGGCGACCCTCTCGGGTTAAGTGCGGGCTAGTACACCCGCCGCCAGCGTAAGCCTTATTGTGATTTGAGTGAGCCAGGGCCCATTAGTGTGACTTCGCAAGTCGTTGTCATGCTAGACGCTTGGAGGTCACCTGTGATCTGCCCCAATCCTGAGTATATCGCACCGCTTGCGTAAGTGATAGAGATAGGGAAGAAGTCGTTTTCGTCAGCGCGTGCTTGCAGAAACTCTTGATCCCCTCGTAAGTCATCGACGGACAGTCGGAGGCCGTCTAGCATCCAACCTTCGCGGGTCTTAACCAGCCGACCGGTACCGTCCCCGTTAGACTGGAACTCGTTATTGCTTCCGCCCATTTTGCGGTTGCTGTCCGCATCGGACGCCACGGCAAACGTGCGGCCCGTAATGCTTACGGATTCAATTGATCCACCTGCTGCCATAACCTACACCCTTACGGCAGAAGTGCCGAAATAAAAACCGAAATTAAGGTCAACGCTGATAATGTTAGCGTTGCCAGAGAGTTTGACCGGGAACACTGCGTCTAAACGCTTGGGGTTCTGGTCGTTAATCTCCGCCTGCAGATTATCCTGCGTATATTCAATATCGGAGATCAATGCATTTAATCCCAGGTTATACGCCAGCGTTGACATAACCGCGCGGGCATCCTTGGGTTTTTTAGCGTCCGGGTTAACCGTTGGTTGGTTGTCCGGGATTAGCGGAGCCCCGTCCCATGCCGCGGTATTAAACTGCAGGTCTAGGTTAAAAATGCAATTCATCACTTTGACAACGTCGCAAACGTAGCGATAGGCCGGGTTCTGGTCGCCGTCTGGGTGATATGTCGTGACAACGTCCGAAATATTGACTTCACCGTCGCGGACTTCAACCGTAGACGCGCCGCCCTTGACCGCTTGGTCACGCTGGACGTAATTCCATTGTACACCATCTGCGCCGGGCTCGACGTACTTGGCTACCCCGCGGGCATAGTCGCGCGCTGGGTTGTTGTTCGCTGTCAGTGCGACGCGCGCCAACTGGCCCGCCGCCGAAACAAGTGGGAGCGAAACCGAACCGGGGTTAGGCAGCATCACATTGACGCGTTGCGCTTTGCGCGTGTCCGTAATCGCTATGATCTCGGCGGGCGTTTCGTATGAATGTCCGGTGAACACTAGCAGCGGTTTGCGCGTAAGTGCGCCCCATCGACCCTCCCCAAAGACTTCGTACGCATCGAGCGCCGTGGAGTCCTCTATGTTTAAGCAATTGAGTACCATCGTTTCCCATACGTTGCCGACCTGATCTAGCGCGTCTTGTACGTCTGGGTTTCCTGCGCCGGTAGTCGGCTGAGTGATGCCGAACGTCACCCCCGTGTCAGTCGGGCCTGTTACCTGGATAAACAAGTCGTTGCCCGACTCACCTTTCCATTTAGCCGTCAATGTGACCTTTGTCGCACCGTCAGAGGCAACCACGGGCATACGCAGTACGCCATTTATCGCCGCAATAGCTTTGGTAATGACGTCTGCAACCACGTCACCGACCGCCACCGTAAACTGTGCGGAATCGATGCCGTTAACCAATACGCGAAAAGTACCGGCTTTTGTGGCCGTCCCGACGGGTGTCACTTCACCGACCGCTGCGACGCCTGCGCCGTCATCGACTAGAGGGTACACCGTGACGGGTACGGATCGAACACCATCACCGTTAGCTGGCAAAAGCTGCTCACAAGCTAGGTGAATAGGTGACCCAAAACCGTAACGGGTACCCGCTTCCGCGGCGCTACTAACTTGAAATTTAGTGGTAGGGTATACCGTGGCGGTTGCGCCTTGGCCAATGACCGCGACGCGTTGAGGCAGAAAAACCACCCCGCCCACGTTCGTGTTTATAAACTTGGTTTGAATGCCGACGACTCGAGCGACTGCGCTAGCGTCTACGGCTGTGCTAATGGCCATTGTCGGGCCTCCTATGGGTTGGTAAAATCATACTCTAACACGGCGTATATATGCCCGTCCTCCGCACGTTGGAGTGTAACAGACAACTCGTCTAGTATATCCGGCTCGAATTGCGGGCTAAACTCGCTATAACGTACCTCTAATGCCAATCTGAACCCTACCGCCTGCTCAAACGCATTCGTATTAAATTGGGGCTGGAACGCCTCGATCTGCTGCGGCATTCGCTGCCCGACTATCGGCCGAAGGTCTAAATATGTGTATTGCCCCGCCATGATCATGTTGCGGACTAATTTTACGCCTCGTGCGGCTACTCTCGCCGCTGCTTCGTCGCCCGATATATGCCCGGCCCCATTGGCCCTTGAATTGGCAAACCCGATCACGTCTATGTTAAACGTGCCTATCATCGTTTGCTCTTGAACCGTGCCGCTAGCCCTTGGGTCAGGGACCGCAGAAGAAAACCACACGTTAGCTAATAGCTCATTCCCTGCGTAGTCATCCCACGGGAACGAGCGTTCCGTATAAACTCGGACGGCCCAGTCCGCGGGCCGTGGCTTTCCTGCCGTAGTGGCGAGGGCGACTTGCTGTGCCGATTCTGTGAAGATTATCGCGGCTATCTTGTCGCGGATAATTTCAAAAGTATCTTGTTTGTCTATTAACGACGTGATCTTACTCATCGTCCCACCCGCCCAATACTAACGTTACTATGCCTAGGACGCGGTCGGGGATCGAGTCTACAACTTTAAACGTATACGGTGTGCCGTTTATGTCATTAAACATGACAAGGTACGGACGGACGCTTTGGTCAGGCTTTCCTACTGGAACCGCGATCCCTGCGGAAACGATAGTCGAGATACGCAAAGTAACCGCGCACGACCTTCCAGACACAGGCAAGCCCGTGTCCACGTCGATCGTTAATCCGACATCGTGCGACTGCCCTGTTAGTGACACGGACACGCCTGCGGGGTCGGTGACTGTGACATCCCAACCAAAACCGGCGCCGCTATCCTCTAGCGTCAACGCCAGGTCTTGCTCCGCAAGCAGTCGAAGGTTCACTATTCAACCACCACATGACCGGATTTGATAAGGGCTTTTAAGGTATCAGCGCCGCCATTGAGCATTACCGCGGAGATAACCTCCCCCTCGCCCTTAATCCCCGCCAAAGTAGTGATCGCGCCGCCAGCTTTAACCCGGGGTTGTTTGGCCAGTTTGGCCGCGGCTTTGGCCGCGTTGGCGGACTCAATGGCCGCTTTCGCGTCAGCGTCTGCTTTTGCCGCCGCTTCTTCCGCGGCCAGCCTGTCGGCTTCGTCCTTCGCCAGCTCAGCGTCTGCTTTTTCCGCCGCTTCTTCCGCGGCCAGCCTGTCGGCTTCGTCCTTCGCCAGCTCAGCGTCTGCTTTTTCTTTTAGCTCTTTTTCAGCCTTTAAAAGCTCCGCTAACTTAGCATTGCTTAGGCCGTCAGTGGCTGCATCTGGGTTGACCGCTTTGATTGCTTCAATAAGTTCTATATTGCTTGGCATGTCCTAGCCCTCTTTATGTTCGTAAAGAAGCCCGCACAGGGCGGGCGTTCAGCACTTAGGTTAAACGGTGGTAGTCAGGCATCCGAACTGGTCAATGCCAACCGGCACTAGCAGCGGACGGCTTTCGACTTCCGCCATAACTTGTTTGCCGTTTGGTGTGCAATACAAGTTAACGGTCATGTCTACGTTTAGGCTAGCGTCTGCCATGCGGCCAGGCATCAGCCCTGCTAAACGCGGGTCAGAACCCAATGGCAACGGAACGCGAGCCGAAGACTTTACAAGACGCGTGTCGCTCGACAGCACTACGACTTTGTCGTCATCGATAAACTTAGTCGCGGCGCCTGTCTGAGGATGTTTGTACACTTGCGGGTAGGTCCACATCTCACACATATACGAACCGATCCAAACTCGGCCAAAGAACGTAGCCCCGCTGGCTAACATTTCCGGGCTGACCTGACCTAAATCGTAGTTGCGAGTGTCTAACCGTTTCTGCACGCCGTCGTCATCTAAGAACTGCCCCATGGCGGTCTCGCCAAAGATCAGGATCCTAGGGTCGACTAGGCCGTCCGCACGGATAACCGCCAGCAACGACTCGAGGTCAGCTAACTTCGTGCTAGACCCACTAGACCATGCCACGCTCACCGTAGGGAAGTGCGTCGCTTTTGGCAGAAAGTCCAATTCGTAGCGAGTTGTGCCGTCCGATGCGAGTAAGTTCAGTTTACCAGTTTGTAGAATCTGGCTCGCTTGCACTTCTAGCGCACGGGTGATCTTATTGAAGCCTTTTTGAATCAGCTTGTTAATTTTGCTGAACAGCTTAGACACATACGAACGGTAACTGTCGCTGTAAGGGTCCGCGCCTGCGGTGCGCTGCACCAGCTCCTCTACGTCAACGGGGAAACCCTCGTTATATGCGGGAGGCGTGAACTCCTTTAATGTGCTAACTGACATGTCGTTCCAGTTAGGGCCGGTGCCCTGCTTAATCGGAATTGCGATGTCTTCGCCGTCGCGTTCGATCTCTACTGAGACCTTGCCGCCGTTGTAAATGCTTTTCGGTGTCATTACAAAGAAACTTTGTAAGAACATCGTCGGGCGGCGCCAAGATCGGAACAGCCCTAAAAAGCGGGTCGCTAGTTTGTTCATGCTGGCGGTCTCCGTTATTGGTTATCTTGAGCTAATAGCTCAGTTACTGGTAGGGCGATAATGCCGACGTCGCGGAGCTGGTCCACGGCTGCGGGGGTTATCGCTGCGTCTGCTGCGTCCACTAGTTTACCTTGGCGGACTTCACCAGAGATCAGCGGGCGCTCCGTGCGGTCACCTGCACCAGAAAATTCCACTGGTTGGGTTAGCACGGCGTAAGGAACTTCGCTGCCGTCTGAGGCACCGGTGGCGAAACGTGCGAGTTTACCAGACGCGGTGATTTTTCCGAGGACTGCTCCGGCTGGCCATGTGGCCGCACCTGTCGACGTCAAAGTGCGATTATCAAAAACCGGGTCTTTGATGACTACACCTGAACGGTCAAAATTAGTGATCGTAATGTTGGGCATGATGTGCTCCCCCGCTTATCGTACGTCAGCGAAGATGGCGTCGAGGTTTGATTCCTCTGCGGCGTCTTTGCTTTCGTTAGGTTTGTTGCCCGATAGCTCGTCTTCGTCACCGGACATGCTGTCGAGGTCGCGTTTGTTCGCACCGGCGCTAAGGTAGTTAGCTAGTGTAACGCCGTCGTCCTTAGGTGTGCCGTCGGTACAGGCTTTGACGGCCTCGTCGATACAGCCGTTTTTAGTGCCCATAGTTAAGTGGAAAGCGACACGGTCTTTTTCCGTGGCGACCCCCTTTTCTTGTCCGGCCTTTTCACCTTCTGCGAACGCTGCTTTGAACGTATCTGGGTGTTCGGCCTTGAGAGTTGCTAGATCCATTTTACTGGCTCCTTTAGCTGGTTTTTGTGAATTTTTAGAGGGTGAAGTCTCAAGTATTCCGTCAACCATCCCCGCCGCAACGGCTTGGTCTGCGATCAACATCCCGCCCTGACCATAAGAATTTATCACTTTTTCAACGGTTACGCTACGCCCTACCGCCACAGCGGTGATAAATAGGTCTTCGTACGCGTCCAGTTCTTCCCGAATCGCGGCCAATCCCTCGTCTGTGGTGGGGTTTGGCCGCTTCTTGGGTGCGTTCGAGCTGGTAACGTCAA